GTATCAATTTCGTCTACCTTTTGTTCAACAGCAACTAGACGATCATAGATTTGTTTATGAGTGACTTCTTCCATCATTGCCTCGGAGGAACTGAACGATAAGGACTACCAAGCTTTTGAGCTTCTTGGAATGCTCTCAATTGTGCATCAGTAAGTGTTCCAGGAGCAAGTTCCCCAGGAGTCATTCCGATAGGCAACATCGCTTCACCAATGTTTCTCATAGCTTCTTTGGCATTAGCAGCATTAGCAGCAGTCATTAGAAGACCTGCAATACCGCCAACTTTCATAGCTTTGCCAAGAGGACCATGAGGTTCAGGACTTGGAACTCCAACGGCTTTACGTTCTGCTTTGTTGAGAGTTTGAACAGGAATGTTTTCTTTCAACCACTGCTCATACTTACCGACATCAGCATAAGCTTTTTCCATGGCAGCTTGACCACCACCATAAGGTTTGCCAGCATTAAACTCATCTTTAATAAACCGGCGAATATCATGGCCTACTTGTGATTGCAGCCAATTGTCAGCGCCACCAAAACCTTCTTTGAAAACACCGCCTGCAACTTGTGCTTCTTTAGCTGCTTTAGTTGGACGACCACCTTTGTTTTTCTTAGGTTCTACAGGTGCTGTTTTTGTTTCAACAACAGGTTCAGATGTGACTACAGGCTCAGCAGCAGGCGGTTGAACAGCAGCAGGAGGTTGAACAGCGGCAGGAGGCTCAACAGGAGCTGGAGCAGGTTGTACGGGTGCAGCAGGCGGTTGAACAGGAGCAGCCTGATACTGTTTCATGCTTGCTTCTGATTGCTTAGCAAGACGATTGGCTTCGCTTTGCTCAAGCATTTTTAACTCAGCTTCTGAATAAGGAGAAACTGGAGGCTTTTCAGTAGGAGCAGCTTCAAATGAAGGCTCTTTAACTTCTCCCAATAACATCCGATCACGAATGGATTTCGTTTCTTTAGGAGGTGGAGGAGGATTATCAGGAGGTACTGTAGATGGTGTTTTTTCGCCAAGAAGCTTATATGCTCCATAAGCAGCCAAACCAACTGGCAACAACCAGTTTTGCATCAGGGTATCACCAAGACTTTTGCCAACTTGCTCAACTTCTTTGCCAAGTTCTTTCACAGACGAAGGTGCTTGAGGCGCAGGAAGTCCTTGCTGGATCTGTTGATTAGCTTGAGTTACTGATTGAGTAACAGCATTTACATCAGGATTTGGAGCAACAGGAGTATTATTCAAAGGAAGTTGCATCGTGTTCAAAGGAGCACGAGCAGTTTCAGCAACATCTTTTTTCTTTTGGCTAACAGATTGAGTAGATCCCTCGAAATGAGGAATCATGGAACTCATCTCATCAGATGTGAACTCTCGAAATTCAGCAGCCATATTACTCTCCTGGCGAACGACCAATTTCGTTCCGCTTGTTAACCATCAAAGCGCCTTTGGGTGGTAGGACACGAACGCCAGTCTCAAAAGATTTCATCTTTGCGCCATAAGTATTGTTGATGGCTTCAAAAATCTGAGACTTTTGGAAATTATCTGCTAACTCTTGAAGATCGGTTGATTCTCCAGATTGAGCTGCTTTGCGTTGTGCTTTGTAAAGTTCTTTAGACCATGCAGCCATCAAAGCATTGTTGCGCTGCTGATTGATGCGATTGACCTGCATAGCTTTAGATCCACCCATCAGCGGATCTGTGTCGCTTACATCTCTCCAAGTAGGCGGTTTAACGTGCTCAGGAATCTCTTTATAGGATTGATCATTTGCAGCATTTAAAGCTTGCAAACGCATAAAGTCGCTAAACTGTTGTCCAGACTTAATGACGCCTTGCAACTCTTCCATAATGGCAGATTGCAAAGTCTGAGATTCTTGATCCAAAGCAGCACGACTAGCTTGAGCCGTAGAAGCCTCACGACCAGTTGCACTCCCATAAGATGTTGCAGAACCAGAAGCGCCAAGAGAACCACCGGCAGATATTCCCATGCCAGGAGGAGCAATACCAGCACCTTCGGCACCAGCTTTACCAGCTCCAACAGAACCTTGAACTCCCGCAGTATTGCCAACAGTAGATTGACCGCCAGCAGTACCACTCATACCTTTTTCGGTAGTAGTACCTTTGGAAGTGTTGATCTGGTTTAGTCGATTGACATAACCAAGGATCTTTTGTCTACGCTCTGGAGGCAGAGTAGCAATGTGATCAAGAACATCTGACAACTTGGAATTGTCTTGATATTTTTTAGTTGTAAGATTTAGTTGTTCATCAATGTTGTCGTTTGCACTACCGGCAGTACGAGCAGCTTGATAGGCATCAGCTTGAGCTAAACGCAAAGGATTAGCCAATCCTTGAGCTGCAAGTTTGGAGATGTTTTGCGAATTAGACCAGCCAGCGGTTTGAATGGCATCTTGGTCGTTGCCAGTAATAATCCCTCCACGCTTAAACAAGGCATCACGTTGAGCAGGTGTTAGATATTTGCCGTTAGCATCTTTGATCTGTCCAGTAAAACCAAGGTCATTGGTTTCTTTGTAAAACAGATTGCCAAGAGCATCAACAGCTTTTTCCTCTTTAACACCACCGCCGTTGTACCATTTCAAAGCCTCGTTGTAATTCCGGCTAAGAATGTTTACAAGAACTTTGTCCCATTGAGTTTTTTGGTTAGGACGATATTCTTTGCTTTCTGAATCATGTGCGGCAACGTTATCGGCAATACGCAAACGAGCATCAGGTGATTCGGCCTGTTGTACATCCTTCACAATTTCAGCAAATCGCGGAGGGTAATCCAAAGTAATATTAGCAACAGGACGAGTACCGACACCAGGAGTGACGGTTTCAATCATCTGAGGAGGAGCAATCGGATCGGCCATATCAGTCCTCGATTCCTTTTGTGTAATCGTGAATATCGGGCATTACAGGAGCATTTTGTGGCTGAGCACCACGCAATAGATTAACTCCTTGAACAATGTTGCCTTGCGCAACTTGGCTAATAGCTGGAGCAATTCCAACCATGGCAGCTTTAGCTTTGCCCAAACGTTGATTAACTAAATCACCAAAATCCTCTGGCGGTTTAATTCCTTCTGCCATTTTGCTCGATTCAATTTCGCCACTTTTGCGATCAAAACCAGCATAGGTAGTCCAATCACTATATCCAGATGGACTCGCAAAATCAAACTTCATCGAGTTCATGGTAAAGCCTTAAATCTTAAATCCCATCCCTTTGCCAGAAGTACCACCAGTCGTTGTTTGACCTTGAGTACCAGCAAAGTTGGGAGTCGTAGAAGCCTGGGGAACACCAAAGATCACAGAAGCATACTTGCTGTAAATGTCTTGAGGTGTCTGAGCGTAACCAATACGCGCAGCAGCAGACTGTTGAGCACCAGTAAGACCCTGTTGACCAAGAGCAGCCAATTGTTGAGCAGCAGCAGCCTTATTAGCCTGAACCTGAGCCTGAGCACCAGCAGCAGCGGTTGCCTGACGTTGAGCATTCAAAGAAGCCAGGTTCTTGTCAGCCAAAGCCATACGAGAAGATCCAAGTCCACCAGCAGCACCATACATGGCATTCTGACCAGCCTGAGACTCACGAGCAGATTCACGACCAGCTTGAAGAGCAGCTTGAATTTGATTCTGTTCGTATTGAGGGCTAAACAGACTTTGTAGACCTTGAACACCAGTCAGCAAAGAACCAGTGCCAACGGCTTGTTGGAGCGCCCCTGTTTGACCAGAAACGTCCATCGCAGTCTGTGCAGCTTGGGTAGCAGCAGGAGAAGTTTGCGCCAAAGCCTGAGCAGCACCACCAACTGTCTGTTGGTAAGCCGGAAGAAAGGTTTCTTTGAGGGCTTTAGATTGGGTCGCCAGAATATCCCGTTGTTCAGGAGTTAGTTCTGGTGTCGTATATTGGGTTGTAGACCCAGATGATTTACCGCCGCCCATATTCAGCCTTTACCCTTTCCACCGGAGCTATAAGCCGGTCTTTGAATGGAAGCATTATCCCATTGACTAACTGTATTTGCATAGCGATTTGGTTGACCCATCGCCGGTTGCCCAGAGGTCGGGGAATATGTAAATCTTTGCCCGCTTGCACCTTTGCCTTGGGGCATAGGACTACCTACGGCAGGTTGAGCAACATTGTTGTCAGGTCCGACAAACTGGTTGTTTTGACTTTGCGCTGGGGCAATTTGTTGAAACATTCCCATGATTTACTCCGGCTTATTAGGCCAAACAACATTAAAAGGATACCCCGATTGTTCAGGAATATCTCTTAAAGATTGACGATATGCAACCCATTGATCTCTGTTAGTCAAAGTAACGTCACTTAATTGAGTCCAATCTGATGAAGCAAGAAGACTTTCTCTTTTTTGCTTTACTTGAATAACAGTTTCATTATATTTTTCTTGTTCTGATCTTGGATCTATCCATTCAAATGTTTCATTACTCCATTTGTAGAACCAATCAGGTTGATTTGCTTTTTTCTTTGCTTGATCTTCTGTGTAAGCAATTAAAGTATTGTTTTTTACATAATGGGTAAATGCTGTAACGTTTGCTTCCAGCACTCCTTTTCCATTACCAGCTTTATATTGAAAATCTTGTTCAGGACATTCTCCACTGACTTCGATTTCACCAGTATTTATATTGAAAATAATGTAATACATGATTAAACGATAGCCTCGTATGAATATACCCAACCACCATTTATGGTTGCACCAGAACCAGAGTTATCAATTACTCTGACAGTATATGTATCAACTGCTATATTGTTCCAAATGGCAACAAATTGGAAAAATCCACTAGCACCAACCATTCCCCTTTGTAATCCATAAGTTGATCCAGAACTGCTTACGAGTTGCAAAGCTAGACTTGTGCCACCAGCAGTTATTCTTCCGTTCCAAGCAACCATTAACATGGAGCCTTTAGAAACAACTAATCCAGTAATCAAATCATAAGTTCCTGATGATGGAACAACTATTGGAAAAGAAGAGTTTGCTGTTGTTGTTTTCTGGAATCCATTTAAATATACATTGGTTCCATTAAACACCATGTTGGTGGTTGAGTTACCAAATGCAAAGTTACCAGATGAATATACATGAGCACCAGTTCCAGTCATTGTCGTGCCGCTAATAGCAGGACTAGAACCAATTTGTAAATCACCAGCAGTAATCGTACCCATGTTTGCTGAAATAGCAGACAATTGAGTAACGCTTAATTTAGGAGCAGTGATTGTTCCATCAACAATCAAAGACCCAGTGATATACGTTGCTTGTGTAATCCAAGAAGTTGTATATCGATAAACAACAGCATTATTTGCACTGTTATATGACACAGTGACAATATCGCCTGCAACAGGTGTTCTGCCAATAACAGCAGTTACTTCTGAATTAGTTGGAGGTGAACTGTCGTTAGCAGTTCTGGTAACTAGGAAAGTGGCTGAGCCGTTAGTTCCGTCAGTTCCATTGGTTCCATTCGTTCCATTTGTGCCATTAGCACCATTAGTTCCAGCATAGGACTTGGATATGGAATAAACCTTGTCGATGGTGACAGTTCCATAAACAGCACGCAAAGTTGCTGAACCTTGAGCAGCAGTCAGGTTGGTAACTGTATAAACACCAGTGGCAGCGTTAATGCTAATACTAAGACCGGCAGTAGCAGACACCAATGAAAAGGTGGAAGATGTCGTTACATCAGTAGTGCCGTTGTACATTTTGAATGTACCGCCAGCATTTGTGTAATTGCCGCCACCGCCAGTACTATCAGTTTGAACAGTGACTGATTCATTGGTCAACAAACCAGTTGTGGTATTAAGACCATCTTGAAGTCGAACAACAGTTACATAGTCGGTATAACCACTTAATGTTGCTTGAACAACGCAATATGCAGCAACACCAAAGTCAGCAACAGCAAGGGTCCTAGAGTTACCTGAACCACCAAGAGAAGGATTACTAATTGCCGTACCTGATGAGTTGTAATTGGTTGCTGTAAAGGTTACAGAACCAGACAGGTTTTGCAGGTTGGCAGTAAAAGTTATTGTTTGTGCGCTAGGGCTTGCCGCACCGGATTGGTCGTAAGTAAACGTCTGAGCCGTAGAAGCCAGCGTCAGAACACTTGCCGAACTACCAGCAGCGCCGTTTGTCCCGTTATAAGCAATACAACGAATAGGATAGGCAGTATTAGTCCAGTCCAGTGTTGATGTCGTTGTTGTTGCGCTGACGGTCAAAGGAACTGTAATCTGCCAGAGATAGTTCCCAGGAGTCGTATTGGTTGGGGCTTGTGTTGACCAACCTGTCGGAGCCGAATACGAACCGTCTGCCCAAGTATAGGTCGAAGTAGTCGTAGGGCGTGTTGGTACAGCCGATGAACCTGTCCATATATAGATACTTGGAAAAGCAGATTGAAGACCATTAGCACCTGCTGTTCCAGGTGTGCCATTAAACGTTACAGGCATGCTGATCGTCTTGCTCAACGGAGAAAGAAGATTAGTGCCGTTAACAGTCAATGTGACACCAACTGATGTTGCTCCAGAGTTAGGAGTGATAACAACTGAGGAGTTTGTGGAACTTGTTGGAGTAGCGTTTGTAATCGACCAAGAATAAGTTGGAGAAGTTACAGACGTTGTTACCGCAGTCAATGTTGCAGTTGCAGGCGTAAATGCACCACCAGAGTTGACAGTAAATCCAGTGAAACCAGAGATGTCGATATATGGAGAATCTTGACCAGCAGGACCTGGATCTACAAACACATATTGCAGCGTTGCAACACCAGCTTGACTAACAACTCCGGCTGAGTTTTTGTATCGCAAAGGGACGCTAATATATGCAGGGCTTGCAGACATTGCTGTCGGAGCAGGCCATTGAGCATAGTCTCCAGCGTCAGTTGGGTTTCCTACCGTGATGTTTGTATATGAAATGTCGCCATAACCAGTGGTAGACGAGTTTCCAATACGCCAACTGTTGTTGACAAATGCTACGCTACTATCTGTTTGAGCATCCGTAAATGGAACAACAATACCAGCATTGGTTGCATACATACTGGCAATAACACCAGTAAATACGGGAGCAAGCGGGTTTCCTGCGCGAGGTACTTGCAGCGTAGAAGGAGCAAAATAACCAACAAAAGATTCAGCAATGATAGGTGTTGTTCCAGACGTAACAACATCTAGATCAATTGAAGATCCTGGATCAACCAACCATGCAGTATCCGGAGCTGTTGAAGAAACAGCAAATTGAATCTGTCTGCCACCAGTGCATAGATACCAAAGATACTTGGTTGTGCCAAACCCACCAGTGGCTTGATACCAAACATAATCAGCAGGGTTTGTAGATTCTGAAGCTGATTCAGAATTGTTTACTCCATACCAACCTTTGTTTGTTGGTGAGTTACTAAACCCAGTGCCGAATTGATCATCAGCATACTTAATGGCAATGTATTCGTACAGATAACCAACAACAATGCCACCAGGAGCAACGATTTGTCCCGTAATGGGATTAAATGTGCTTCCAACGTTGAAGTTACCCAACAAATAATTTATGGCATCAGAAAGTTCTGATGTTGTTGGATCTGAATCAAGTGCGAATGGCATTAGAAAGCATCCTCAACAACAATTGCTTGCCAATTAAGTGCAGTTGTATTCCATGTATCTGTGGAATCATTTGATTCTATTTTTACAGAATCAGTACGTCCATTGTTTTGTTGAGTTGTAACCCAAGGGGTATCAGTAACAATCGATACATGCCCTGTTTGACCATAGATTGGTGTTTGAGCAGTAGAGTTTGCTGCACCAACCGTAATGTTGATCTTGCCTGTCCCAGCGACTTCAGGAAGCACTCGATGTGCGTAAACTTTTGAAGAAAACGGTACAGGAGAACCATCTTTGTTCAAAAAGGTGATATTGTTTCTTTCAAACAATGCTGGAATGGGAGCGTTATCAACAAACGAGTTACCAACGTTGGTTTGAATTAACTTCTTGTTTGTTACGCCACCACGAGCATAAGCAACAACACGAGAAGCTAAATTGAAGGTTCCAGAAACAACTTTGGGACCTTCAGTAGCCATACAGGCATTTGCAATGTCTTTAGGTGCATTCCAAATCTGCAAGTCATAACGATACGACAACATTTTGTTACACCAACCAGTAGAGTTCAAATCAGGATAGTAAATCTCGATCTGATACTTCTGGGTGTTATTAACCATGAACAATCTGTCGTAATATGTCGGATTTAGATTGCTGAAGAAATAGTCTTTGACTCGTTGATTACCAATGGAATTAAAGTTTGCTCCATCAAACACCCAAATATCTCGGCTATCAATACCGTAGACATTTTGGTCAGTGTTAGTCCAGCAGTTGTTATTCAATAATCCACGACCTTGGTTAAACAAACGAACACCGAATATAGGAGCCGTTGTGTTTTGATAGGCAATAGGAGAAAAAACTACTGTGTCCCAATAAGAACAAACGTAGAAGTTTCCACCAAGGAAAAAACCATCAATAATAGGACCACGAACAGGAATCTCTTGTTCGTTAGCTACGTTAGATAAAGTAGGTTCCCAAGTATCAGGAATACCCGTATTAGCAAAAGCCTGTGACCAACGAACAGTTGTCGGGTAGTTGTAAGTCGTACCACTAATAACCTTAGTGATATTTCCAGCAATCAAAATGTTACCTACGTTTGGAGAACAGAAGTTTCTGACAAACCCAGCAGTTGTTTTAGTTACGCCAGGATCATAGTTCCATTGAGCATCAGGCGTAAAAGCAATCTCATTGGCTGTTGGCAAGAAATACATTGGGTTATTCAATGTATCGTTAATGAAGAAAACATTACCAACCCAAGAGGTAGTGATATTTATGTCTTCAGTATATCCAGCCAAATATGCAGCAGGATTAGCTCCGTAGCCAGGAGTAATGTTAGAAATACCAGATTGAGTGACCATGTACCATTTACCATGGTTGCTGGAATCTCTGGTAGCAACAATATACACCCAAGTAGATTCTGAACGAAACCCGCCTTCCATAAAAATGGGTGCAGCAGGAATAGCAGTCAAAATCTCTTGTTCGCCAAAAATCTTCTTAATACCCCGAACATCAGACTCAACATTACGACCAGAGTTGTATTCACCAGCACTCAAAGCATTGCTTGGCACGTCTGGCGTAAAACTCATCGTCGCAAATGGAGTCCTTAAAGGGGTATAGCTGCTCATGTCATTTGCTCTAGGTTGGCTAACAAACGTGGATCATTCGGATTGAATTCTAAAGCTTTCTTGCAAAATTCAATAGCCTGCTCTTTCAATCCTAAATTCCATGCAGCAATAGAAGCCAAATCATAAGGTCGCTCAGTCCATACGCTTGGATCCATCGTATAAACAGCTTGCTTATCTTTGATGGCAAGAGCTGATAATGCTGACGAATAGCTTTCAGCCCATTGTCCTCTGCGATAAGTTGCTGTTGATAGTTCAACCCAAGGTTCTCTGGTTCCTGGTGATTCAGCAACTGCCAATCTATACCATTTCAAACCTTCTTGCCAGTTACCAAGTTCTTCATAGCATTTGCCAAGAAGACGCATGGCATAACATCTTTCATTTTCCCAAGTTGCTTCTGGAAGTTCCAAATATTTCTTTAAAGCAACAATCGCTTCTTCCCAGCGATAATGAAACGTCAGTTCTCTGGCGTAATAAAACCCGTTTCTTGGACAGTTAGGATCTTCTTTTACAGCAACCTGTAGTAAATCCATATACTGACCACGAGATTTAGTCGGATCAGGATGGTGGCTTACCAACAGTTTGTCTGAATGCGCCCAAACTTCAGTCATCCGACTATCAATCCTAGGCCATTCATGGCAAGGATGATGCCAGTGATACCCATTTCTATGGTGGATCTTTTCGTAATAAAACGAAATACCACATCCCCAATCAAACTTGTACCTTAAACGAGTGGTTTCTGGCGTCCAAACACGCTCTATTTCCTCTCGCCAACCAGGCTCTAAAACCTCGTCAAGATCCAATGAGATGCAGACATCAAAGTCACCAGGAATCAGGTTTAAAGCTGTATCCCGAGCTTTATCAAACCGCCAAGGCTTGACGCAAATATCGTAGACCTTAGCTCCACAGGCAACAGCAAGTTCCCTTGTGTTGTCTGTAGAGCCAGTGTCAGCAATAAGAATGAGATCAGCTAGTTTTGCAGATTCACAAAATCGCTCAACAAACTGACTTTCATTCTTTGATATTGCGTAGACCGCAATCTTCATTGAACTACTTCGGGCTCTTTTTGCTCTTCCAATTGAGCCTTTAGCTTTTGAACCAAAGGCCAAGCGTTAGATTCAGTAGGAAGTTGTCCAAGGACACGGATAATGTCCACGACTTCGCCCTCAAGCAGTTTGATCGATACTTCTTTCATTGTCTATTCCTTTACTAGTTGACAGTTTATTGTACCCAAGGCAACCCAGGTTGTACAACAGGGTTTTTCAGAAGTTCAATGTTTTGAGCCAAAGCAGCTTCTGTAGCAACCTTGTCAACACCGGATTCCCAGCACCAATTTAGAACGTCTTGTTGAGTGACGTTTGCATAAGGAATGGAAGGGTTTCCAGGAGCCCATGAGCAGGTTGAATAGATGCTAGAGCTGTATTCACCATCAACTGCGGTTGCAGTCCAGTGTGCACAAGTGATGAATCCATCAGAGGTCAGATGGTCACACTGAGTAATACTCCAGTTTACGTTCATGATTTACTTTCCTTCCAATGCCGCGAGGCGTTTACGTAAAGATTGAATTTCAGCCACCAAGTCTGCAATGACTTCAGTGGTGCTGGCTTGCATTTGCTGATAGATCGGGTTTCCTTCTTCATCCACAGCATCTTTGGTGCCCGTCACGCTGTTGGCGTAGACTTCTTGGAACTCGTGAGCCAAGAAACCACGAGCAGCAGAGCCATCAGCTTTCCAAGTGTAGTTGACGGGCTTGAGAGCATCGATGCGCTCACCAGAACCAGTCACAGCACCAACAACGTCTTTTAGTCGATGGTCAGATGTAATGTTATACAGAACTCCAGCGGTGCCGTTTTGAGTGATGGAACCAATCAGTGAACCGTTATATCCAAAACCCAAATACCCATTACCAGAAGATGTGCCGTTTGCATGGCCCAAAGTTATGTACGCAACTTGTCCACCGATTGCAGGCTGCATAACAATCCCAGTCTGCCCAAGCGTTGTACTCGTCGTCCCCACCAACAAA